GTGTACAACATTCCCCCCAGCCTGCTGGGCGACACCAGCGACAAAGGCTTTGCTGACAATGAACAGCAGATGCGCGAGCTGATGCAGCTGACCATATTGCCGATTGTGGCTCAATGGGAAGCTGAGCTTGACCGCAAGCTGCTCACCTGGGAGCGGATCATGGAAGGATACCACTTCAGCTTTGACATGGACGCGGTGCTGCGCGGCGACGTGAAAACCATGGCCGACAAGCACCAGAAGGCCATTCGCGGCGGGTGGATGAGACCGAATGAAGTGCGCGAAAAGGACAATCTTCCGCCCGACCCTGACGGTGACGTGCTGTTGTGTGCCCGCGACCTGCTGCCGCTCAAGATGGTACTGACAGGCGCAACGGTAAAGGACAGCGGGCGATAGACTCGGGCGACAAGAACAGTGAGGTGAATATTTTGAACCATTTCTGGGTGTTTAACCAGCTGAAAGGCGATCCGGACGGTGAGCGTGAACTGGCGCTGGACGGCGTGATTGCGGAAGAAAGCTGGTTTGACGATGAGGTAACCCCGGCGGCCTTCCGTGCGGAGCTAATGCAGGGCACCGGGGACATTGTAGTACGCATCAATAGCCCGGGCGGCGACTGCGTGGCGGCCGCACAGATCTACAACATGCTTTGCGAGTACCCCGGCAAGGTGACCGTTCGAATCGACGGTATCGCTGCCAGCGCCGCCAGCGTGGTGGCCATGGCGGGCGACCATGTTAGCATGAGCCCTGTTAGCCTGATGATGATCCACAATCCGTGGGCGGTGGCGATTGGTAACAGCGAGTATATGCGCCAGGGGATGCAGATGCTCGACGAAGTAAAAGAGTCGATCATCAACGCCTACGAAACCAAAACCGCGCTGCCCCGGGCGAAGCTCTCCGCGCTTATGGACGCCGAAACGTGGATGAGCAGCGGCCGCGCGCTGGAGCTGGGCTTTGCGGACGACGTGAGCAAGCCCGCAAAGAAGAAAAGCGCCGCCGCGCCTGACGAGGAGGACGACCCCGACAAGGACAACGCCCTGATCGGAAAAGCTGGCGCAAACCAGGCGCCGCGGTTTGCTTATGCCATGCACGGCGTGGACAACGCCGCCGTGATGAAGGCGCTGGCGAAGGTACAGGGCGCGGCTCCGGAGGGCGGCGGGCAGGCGACCACGGCTGCAACCACCAAGGACTTCAACCCCAGTTTCCTTTCACATCACCACACTCTGGAACACTCCCACAGAAGCTACCTTAACGGGCATCCGCTTGGCACCGCGCCCACATCCCCTGATGCGGCGACCGACCGCGACAAGGCCAGCTTTGCGCTGGCACTGGCGCAGGCCGACGCCAGCCTGTGACCCACAAGCACAAGAAGGAGGTAACCCCTATGGAAAACCTGACTCAGCTGAAGGATACCCTGAAAAACCTGCAAAATGACATGCGCACGCTGGTGGCCAGTGGGCAGACGCTGCTGGCTAACCAGGCTGCGACCCCTACGCAGCTGACCGAGCATACCGGCAAGATCAACGCCCTGCAGGCGCGCATTGACCTGACCCGCGCGACCATCGCCCAGGAGGAAGCCGGTCAGCAGACCGCGCTGCCCGCCCAGGCTGCTACCAAGGGCGGCCGCGTAGTGGTGATCCGCAAGAGCAACGAATACGCGCAGGCCTTCGCTTACGCTATCCGTAACCGGCTGAACCCTGCCAACCCTTGCCCGGACACGAGCCTGAACGTGCTTTACGATGTGCTGACCGAGAGCGGCGGCACGCCTGCGGGCAGCGACGGCGGCTTCCTGGTGCCGGAGGATGTGCAGACGCAGATCAACGAGCGCCTGCGCCAGCTGAACCCCCTGCGCGACCTGTTTACGGTGGAGCCGACCAGCGCAAGCAAGGGCACCCGCATCGTGGATACCGATCCTACCACCGGCCTTACCCAGCTGGATGGCGAAGCGCCTGCCGGTGGGGTGCCGGAGGATGACCAGCCCGCCTTTGTGCCGGTGAGCTATTCGCTGAACACCTACGGCTTGATCGTTCCGGTGAGCCGCGAGCTAGCCGCCGATGAAACGGCCAACCTGTTTGGCTACCTCGCCCGGTGGTACACCAAGAAGCAGGTGATCACCGAAAACAAGCTGCTCAAAGCGGCGCTGGATCTGCTGACCGCCCAGATCATCACCGACGATGACGACCAGAACGCCATCATGCAGCTGCGCAGCATCCTGAACATGGCGCTGGATCCGGCGATCAGCCAGACGGCCACGATCCTGACCAACCAGAGCGGCTTTGACTTTTTGGACAGCATCACCGACAGCACCGGCCGCCCGTTGCTGCAGCCCGACCCCGCGACCGGCACGCCGATGTTTATTAAAACCCACTCGGTGAAGGTGATGAGCAACCGTACCTTCCCCAACCGCGTGGTGACCACCGCGGGCGCGACCAAGGGCGACTACTACCCCATCTACGTGGGCGACTTCAAGCAGTACGCCACGCTCTTTGAGCGGATGCCGCTGGAGTTTGTTTCCACCGACGTGGGCGGCGACGCCTTCAAGAAGAACCGCATCGACGTGCGCGGCATCAGCCGCCTGGGCGTGACCCGCTTTGACGCCGAAGCGGTGGTGCGCCGCGAGATCTTCATCCCGGCGGTGTAAGCGGCTGGAATGAAACCAGCGGAAAGGAGAACCTGAACCCATGAACGCAACGAAAAACTATACCGGCCGCAACGGCAGCCAGACGGTGATCGGCGGTGAGCTGCGCGTGAAAGCGGGCGCGAAGCTGACGCTGGAAGCGGGCGCGACCATTTCCGGGCTGCCCGCCTTGACCGGGTTGCCCCCGATTAAGTACATGCAGGACGCGGGAAGCGACGCCAGCACCGTGGCCGCGATTCGCGCCGAACACAACGAGCTGCTGGCGAAGCTTCGCTCTGCCGGGCTAATGGCTGCTGCGCCTACCATCGCGGTGCTGACCCAGCCCGCCGACCTTGCCCTTGTGGCAGGGAGTATCGGCGCCGGCGCGGTGCTGACCGCCGCCTTCCAGGTGAGCGACGGGAGCACGCCGACCTATCAATGGTACAGCAACGCTGCCGACAGCAATACGGGCGGCGCTGCCGTGAACGGTGCGACCGACGTGAGTTACGCCATCCCCACGGGGGCAACCGCCGGAACGACCTACTACTACTGCGTGGCGACTTATGAGGGCGTGAGCACCGCCAGCGAAGCGGCCGCTGTGGTAGTCACCGCCTAGTAAACAACAGGAACGGGCGCGTGCCTTAGTGGTACGCGCCCGCCTACACGACGGGAGGAATTTCCCATGGCTAACCTTGTGACGGAAAACTATCAAAACCCAAGCATGCCGCTATACATCGCCCTAGATACCGGCGAGCGGCGCAACGTCGCCAACGTGAACGCTAGCCTACGCGGCGCCAAGGGCGTGAGCATCAACGTGGATGTGTCCGACCCAGAGCTGTGTGCTGCCAACCTTGACGCGGTCACCAGAGCAGTGATGGGCTTTGTAGAAAACGTGTTCACGCAGGCAGCCGAGATGGGCGTGCCTGTGGCCGGATCGACGAACGCATAAAGGAGGGTGCCCCATGGCGCAAACCTACCGAACGACAAGGGCGATCACCGTGCGGGGGCACAGGTATGAAAAAGGCGTGGTATACGCGCCTGAAAGCGAGGACGACGCCTTGCAGCTGTTGCACTTACACCTGATCGAGCGCACGCATCCACCCAACGCGGAGCAACAGGAGGTGAAGCCGGATGGCGGTAACTATTGATGGCCTGAAAGGCTTTGCAGCCACCGACCCCAATGTGGCGGACACAACCCTACAACTGTGCATGGATGCGGCCATCTGCTGGTTAAATGCTGCAGGCGTAAAGCCCCGGGATAGCGATGCTTCCTATGACCTGGCGGTATACCGGCTGGCCACCCACTACTACGATACCCGCGGCAATCAGGAGGCGGGCAAAGACGACGTGCCCCCCACGGTGATGAGCCTGATGCACCAACTACGCAGTGAGCCGGAGGCGGTGAGTGAATGAACGCCGGAGATCTTCGGCACCTGATTACCTTTCAGGAGCCGGACGGAACTGCCACGGACGACGAGGGTAACGCGGTGCTCGTGTACAAAAAGGTGTGCGACACCATGGCGGCCATCAAGGACGTGAGCGGACGCGACTTTTACGAGGCCGCCGCCCACCAGATGGAAAACATAGTAACCTTCACCATCCGATGGCGGAACGGGCTGCGAAACGACATGCAAATTGTTTATGGCGGAACGGTGTACGACATTGTGCAGATCAACCATCTGGGCTACCGGCGCGACTGGACACAGATCAAGGTGCGGATCCGGCAGCCGCAGGGAAGTGAGGTGAGCGCGCATGGCTACCTTTAACGTTGTCGGCTTTGACGATGTAATCAAAGGGCTTGAAGCGGCCAGCGAGGACTACAAGCGCGTTGCCATCATCGCCGCAGAGGCGGGGGCTAAGGCGGCCGTCAAGTGCATGGAGCGGACGGTGCCTGTGCGTACCGGCATCCTGAAGGGGAGCCTGCAATACAAGGGGCCGAATTTCACATTCGAGAAAGGCCATTACTTCGATGTGTTCCCATCCGGCTTTAAAAAGAACGGCCGAAAGAAGCAGCGTATCGAGGAAGTCGGCTTTGTGCTGGAGTACGGGAAAAGCAACACACCTGCCATGCCGTGGATGCGGACTGCCGTTGAGGAAGGTGAACCGGAAATTGTGGCCGCTATGGCTGAAGCGTTGAAGAAAGAGGGATATGAATGAGCGTTAACGCTACGATCAAAAATGCCCTCGCTCCGCTTCCGTGGCCAGCGTCGCAGCACCCGGCGGCAAACGCAACCGACCCGATCTACCTGACATGGCAGGAGCTTACGCTATCCCCCACCGACTACGCCAGCAATATGGCACGGCGCACCGGCTATATGGTGCAGGTGAACGTGTTCAGCCGCACGCCCGTAAAGGACGCCCAACTGCGCAGCGTGCTGGACGCGCTGACCGCCGCAGGCGTGACCGTGCAATACGCCGGTCCGCGCAACTACGAGGACGATACCAAGCTATACCACATCCCCATTACCTGCCGATGGCAGGAATAACCCCACGGCGCACGCCTGGTGGCGCGCGCGGAAAGGAGACCCCTTATGCCTACGACTACCCCGACCCCGGGTTACTTTTACGGTGTGGCGGACGTGTACGTCGCGTTCATGACCACACCTGATGCGGTGGGTACCGCGCCCGTATACGGTACCCCGCAGGTGCTTGGCAAATCCATCGAGATTGGCCTGAAGCCCCGCTACCGTGAAGGCAGGCTGGACGCCAGCAACATCGTGGTGCGGCGAAAGAAGAAGATCGACGGCTATGACGCAACCCTGAACCTGGATGACATCCCCGCGGCGCTTCAGGGCACCATGTTCGCGCGCGTAACCGACGCCAAGGGCGTGCAGACGCTCAGCGGCGACACCGACCCCGCCAAGTGCGCGCTGGGCCTGTGCTTTACGCGCGATAACGGCCACAAGGAGCTCTGGTGGCTTTACAAAGGCGAGTTCTATGAGCCGGAAAAGAGCGGCAAGACCGACTCGGACAAGATCGAGTACCAGACGCCCAAGGTGGAGGGTGCGTTTGACCGCCGCATGAACGACCACAAGCTGTGCGCCATCCTGGATGAGGACAGTGACACCGCCGACGCGCCCACCGCCGCCGGTTGGTTTGGCACGGTATACGAAACCGCCGTAGTGTAAAGCGGCCTACCCATCATCGGCCGGGAAAACTCCCGGCCGATGACTATTTGAAAAGGAGAATTGCTATGACGAGTAACGTTTTTCCGTTTAACCCTTCCGGGGCAAAAGTGGAAGCCCCCGCGACCGCCCCTGTGGTGGGGGATGTGCGCGGCCGGGATATCGCAGCACCTGAAATGGCCATAACCCTTGGCGAGACACGGTATGTGCTTATTTTCAACAATAAGGCTGCGCGCGTTTGTGAGGATATTTACGCCGAGCAATACGGTCGCGACGTTGGTTATTATGCAATCCTGAAAGAAGCGTCCCGGTTTATGCACCGTGCGCTGATGGCGCTTTATTATGGCGCGTTGATCGGCGGTGGCGCAGAAATGAGTTGGGAGAAGTTTGATGAACTTTTTAGCGTTAGCGCGATCGACGGCATGGCCGAGGTGCTGCAAAAGGCCATTGCGCGGTCGCTTCCGGAGCATGACGCAAAAAACGTGCCACCCACGCCGCGGACGAAGAAGGGCATTTTCCGTGGGCGTGGATGATGTTTCACGCGCTGGATCTTGGCATCAGCGCCCATGACTTCTGGGCGATGAGCCCGCGGGCGGTGCTGCTGATACAGGCTGAGCTGGTAGCCACCAAGGGGGATAGCGGCAAAGCAATTGAGCGGCCCATCGCACCTACGCGCATGCGGCTGGCCGACATCCCAAAGCCGTAACAGATTGAACGATAACAGGCCGAGCGTGGATTACGTTCGGCCTTCTTACGACGCCTGAAGGCAGCTGCCGCATGATCGGCGACCATGGCGGCCTCGGAATGGACGGATACCCGAACAATCGGCAAAGGGGGCGGCTACATGGGCAAGAAAGGCGGAAGTGATCCGAAGCTCCGCGCAAGCATAGGGATTGGCGGGGAAAAGGAGTACCGGGAAGCGCTCGAAGGCATCGGCCAGCGGATGAAGATGCTCAAGAGCGAAATGAGCGTGACCACCGCCGAGTTCAAGGCGCAAGGCGCGACCATGGAGAACCTGAAGCGGCGGCAGGGTGAGCTGAACGAGAAATACGACCTGCAGCTGCAAAAGGTGGTTACCCTGCGGGACATGCTGGAAAAATGCCGGGCAAAGTACGGCGAAAATGCCGATGAAACCCGCAATCTTCAACTGGTGCTGAACGAAGCAAACGCCGAAATGGCCAACGCGGATGCAGAGTTAAAGAAAAACACCCAAGCGATGGCCGACTTTGAGGCCGAAACCGCGCTGGTGGTTGCAGCCATCGGCGTGGCCTTCCTTGCCGGGATCCGAAACGTGGCTGGCGCTATCAACGGCGCTTTTATCACCGCAGTAAAGGCGGCCGGTACTGCGCTTAAAGACATGGGCGAATTTGCTCTGCAGGCCGCAAAGAAGGGGTTTGAACTTAGCAAGAGCGCCGGCAGCATGGCCGACGATGTGCTGACCACCAGCCAGCAGACCGGCATTGCCGCCGACCAGCTGCAAAAGTGGACGTATGCCGCCAACTTTATGGACACGCCGGTGGACACCATCACCAAGAGCATGGCCAAGATGACCAAGACGGTGGGCGATGCGGCCGACGGCAGCAAGACTGCGCAGGAGAAATTCAAGGCGCTGGGCGTTGATATTCGCGACAAGGTCACGGGCGAATTGCGCGACAGCGAGGATATCTTTGCCGACTCCATCGATGCGTTGGGTAAAATGACCAATGAAACCGAGCGCGACGCGGCCGCGATGGATCTGTTCGGGAAATCCGCTCAGGAATTAAACCCATTGATTGAGGCAGGCGGAGACGCCATTACGAAACTTGGCAATGAAGCCGAAAAGATGGGCACGGTGTTCAGCGACAGCCAGCTGGCCACGCTGGGCGGTTTTGATGATTCCATGCAGCGCATGAACGCCACTGCCGACGGGCTGGCCAACACCATTGGGCTGCTGTTGGTGCCCGCCTTCCAGCCGCTGGTGGACGCCGCCTCGGACGGCATGGGCAAGCTCAGCGCCGCGCTGAAGGACGGGCTGCAGCCGGGCGAGCTGGAAACCATCATGGACGACCTGATGGGCAGTTTGGAAGATGCGCTTGCCGACATCACCCCGCTCATCCGCAAGGCGATCCCCGTGGCCACGAAGGCCGCGAAAGCCATTATCGCGGTGCTGGCCAAGGAACTGCCCAAACTGGTGGGCGACCTGGCCCCTGCGGCGCTGGAGCTGCTGCGCGGCTTCCTGGACTCCATGTCGGACAACAGCGATGAAATCGGCACCATGGCCGCTGACCTGATTAAAAGCCTGGTGGATTTTCTGATTGATGCCGCGCCGGAATTGGTGGACGCCTCCGGAGAGATCGTCGAAAGCTTCATCGACGGGCTGGTGAGCGGTAACGGGCTCAGGGACATCGTGAGCGGTGCTGTGGAGCTGCTGGGCAAGTTCGCGGTCGCGCTGGTGAAGAACGCCAGCATGTTGATCGCCAAGGGGCCGATGATCATCGGGGAACTGGTGAAAGGGCTGCTGGACGCCGACTGGGGCGGGATGGCCATGGAACTGGTGGGCAGCCTTGGGGACGCGATTACCGCCGCCTTCACGAATGCCGATGAGATAGCCGCCGCCTATGAGCAACAGTTTGGGGCCACCGAAAAGGCATGGGCCGCCTTTAAGACGGTGCTGGACAAAGCCGACTCAAACCTTGAAAGCTCGCAGACGGACGCCGAAGCGAAGAAAACGCTGGCGACCGAGCTACTGGCCCTGTATGACCAGCTGGAAAAGAAGGATATTAAAACTGATGCCGACCTGACCCTGATGGCCGGATACGCTGAACAGATTGCGGAGCTGTATCCGCAACTAGCCCAGTA